TTAATGGCAAATGCTATTAACAGTGCAGGCTTTACTAACATCGAAGCATCAGTAACAGACGACAATGAAATTGAAGTTTTCCACAAACTAGGTGGAGACTTTAGAATCACTGACGGAACTAACGCTCCTATGGCAGCGATCTTTACTCCTTACAGTATTGATACAAACCTGGGTACACAAAATATGTACACAGCACCAGCAGGAGCAGAAGAAGACTTTATTGCATCTAACTGGCAACCATTATCAGCATCGAACTTCTTTGCAAGTTCTGATAATCCTGAAAATGAACCAGCAGATGGTCAATTATGGCACAACCCAGAGTTTTCAGATGTGGACCTTATGGTACACAATGGAACTACTTGGGTAGGATATCAAACTGTATATGCAAACGCAAGTCCAAATGGTCCTATCGTAAGTGCTACTGCACCGAGTGCAACTACAGGACAAAGCGATGGAACTCCATTAGTAGACGGAGACATTTGGGTTTCAACAGCAGATCTAGAAAACTTCCCAACAATCTATCGTTGGAATGGTTTATCTCTAGAATGGGTACAGTTAGACAAAACAGATCAAACTACAGAAGATGGTGTATTATTTGCTGATGCACGTTACGGTTTATCAGGCTCAACAGGTAACACAGCAGCATCTATTGTAGATTTGTTAACAAGTAATTACTTAGATCCAGATGCTCCAGACCCAGCATTATATCCAAAAGGAATGTTGCTATGGAATCTACGTAGAAGCGGTGGAAATGTAAAACGCTATGCAAACAACTACATTGACACAACAGCAGACAATACTCGCTTCGGAGATGAGGCTATGACAAGTTATGCAACTGATCGTTGGGTAACACAGTCAGGTAACCAAGAAGACGGTTCAGGCTCATTTGGTAGAAAAGCACAGCGTATGGTTGTAGTTCAAGCAATGAAATCTGTGATTGATACAAGTGATCAAATCAGAGACGAAGAGCGTAGAAACTTCAACATTATTGCTGCTCCTGGTTACACGGAAGTGATGAGCAACTTAGTTAATCTAAACATTGACAGAGGCTTAACAGCATTTGTTATTGGTGACACACCATTAAGATTAGCAGCAGATGCAACAACACTAACAAACTACGGTTCAAATGCTAACCTAGTAACAGACAACAGCGACGAAGGCTTGGTAACATACGATGAATACCTAGCAGCGTTTTATCCAAACGGATTTACAACTGACTTAGGCGGATCAAATGCAGTTGTTCCAGCATCACATATGATGTTAAGAACAATCGCACTGAGCGATCAAGTATCGTTCCCTTGGTTTGCTCCAGCAGGTACAAGACGTGGTGGTATTAGCAACGCAACAGCAGTTGGATACATTGATGCAGCAACTGGAGAATTCCAAACAGTTGCATTAAATGAAGGTCAAAGAGATACACTTTATGATCTTAAATTAAATCCAATTACTTTCTTCAACGGTGTTGGACTTGTTAACTATGGTCAAAAAACAAGAGCAAGAAATGCTTCTGCACTAGACAGAATCAATGTTGCTCGTTTAGTAGTGTACTTACGTAGTCAACTTAATAAATTGGCTCGTCCGTATATCTTTGAACCAAATGACAAGATAACAAGGGATGAGATCAAACAAGCAGTAGAAAGTTTACTTCTTGAGTTGGTTGGTTTAAGAGCCCTTTACGATTTCGCAGTAGTGTGTGATGAAACAAACAATACTCCGGCTAGAATCGATCGTAATGAACTATATGTTGATATTGCGATTGAGCCAGTCAAGGCTATTGAATTCATTTACATTCCGTTGCGTGTCAAGAACACAGGAGAAATTTAATTATGCCTATTACATCACTTAATAACTTTGGAGTACCAACAGACGCAGGCAACCAAGTGCTCTTGATGCCAAAGTTAAAGTATCGCTTCCGCGTTACTTTACTTGGATTCGGAGTTAGTGCTGCGACTGAGTTAACAAAACAAGTTGTTGACGTTTCAAGACCAAAAGTTGGTTTTGAAGAAATGACACTTGATGTGTACAACTCAAAAGTATACCTAGCAGGTAAGTATACATTTGAAACAATTACACTTAACTTGCGTGACGATGCTAGTGGAGAAGTTCAGAAACTAGTTGGTCAACAGGTGCAGAAACAGTTCGACTTTGTTGAACAAGCATCTGCAAGATCAGGTATCGACTACAAATTTACAACTAAAATTGAAGTACTAGACGGTGGTAATGGTAACAGCCCAGCAGGAGTAAATGTACTTGAAACTGCAAACTTATACGGTTGTTTCTTAACTAACGTTGACTACGGAGATGCAAACTATGGTACTAACGAAGCAATGCAAGTTGCATTATCAATTAGATTTGATAATATGGTACAATGGGGTGCAGGAGAACAAGGAGTTGGTGTTGGTATTGGTGCTGCTGTCGAAAGAACACTCGGCGAAGCAACTACTGGTGCTGGTGCTGCTCAAGGTTAATCCTTAC